CGCGGTAATGGCAGAAACGAAGTTGAACACCATACCTAATTCAGGTAATGGTAATGTAATTAACGTTGCGGCCGCAGCACCAAATACAATAGTTTTGCCGGAGTCTGCTCTGGTTAAAAGTTGGCCGGCTCCGGCGGCTAATACTTTTGCGTCACCGGACTTAACCCCACCGGCAGGCATATCAACCATTCCGTTAATAATAGTATCCCCTTCAATAATAGTACTCCCCTCAACCTGTAAATTCTGAAAATTTCCATCTTTTAAACATCCAACTTCTCCCATTTCTTTTATACCTTCTACATAGAAAATAATTTTAAGTATTTTCCTTTTTGAAACATGGGTTTTATTTTTTTAATTGCGTATTTCTCAAAATTATTTTCTAAGTATAAGGTATAAAAAGAAATGGGAGGAGGATTAATGCAACTTGTCGCTTACGGAGCTCAGGACATCTACCTTACGGGTAACCCGCAAATCACCTTTTTCAAGGTTGTCTATCGCAGACACACTAACTTCTCGATGGAAACCATCGAACAGACTATTAACGGGGCTGATACCACTGCTGGTGGAACTGGAACTGTCACTATTTCCCGCAATGGTGATTTAGTTTACAAGGTTTATGTTACTTCATCTACCGCATCAATTGAGGATGGTGATGAAATTGTATCTGAGGTTGAATTAGAAATCGGTGGTCAGAGAATTGATCGTCATTATAAAGAATGGAACCAGATTTGGAACGAATTGTCAACAGATGAATCTAAAGCAGTTGCCCTTAAATCTATGAAAGGATGTGTTGGTTCCTCGGGGACTACTGGTGCTGGAATGGTTCAGGTCCCTATCAACTTTTGGTTCTGCCGTAATCCAGGACTTGCTCTACCCTTAATCGCCCTTCAGTACCATGAAGTCAAACTTAAGTTAACATGGGGGACCGCCGCAAATGTAGGCGAAACTGCTAGCTGTAAAGTAATGTGTGATTACATTTATTTGGACACCGATGAGCGTCGTCGTTTCGCCCAGGTTTCGCACGAATACCTTATTGAACAGCTTCAGAAGCAGTCTGCTGATGCATCTGGTTCCGTTAAGCTCAACTTCAATCACCCAGTTAAAGAGATCATCTGGACAAGCGCGGCCACGAATGCATATGGGACCGCTCAGCTCAAGCTTAATGGCCATGATCGTTTTTCTGCCCAGGAAGAAGAATATTTCCAGCTCAGACAACCATTCGATTACCACACGGCTGTCCCCCGGCAGAATTTACCAACCGGACTTAGAATTGCAGATGATTTTGAAGTTATTACTAAAACTTCTGCCGTTCAGACTGCCGCTGCGGGCATTAATGCTACGGCTTGCGATACTACTAATATTAATTTAATTACTATTAATGGAAATGCTAATGCTGTTACAGCAGCTCCAGCAAATGGTGGAGCAATAGTCACTACCGCAGGAGCAGTAGTAACTGGTATGATTATCGGAGGTGTAACTGCCACTTCTTGCATTAAAGATAATTCATTAAAACAGGGTGATTTATTAAAGTTTGATTTCATTGGCATGGCGGAGGCGGAGGCAGGCGAAGGTGACTGCACTGGTGGCGCTGTAACTAGAGTTAATTTCATTTGTGCGCAAGTGGGGCAAACTGTAGCGGCATCGAAAGGGACGACTGGACCTCTTGCAGCTAATTTCTCTGCTTTTGATAACCATACTATGGATGCGGGACAGGCCGACGGTGTTGATGATGCTTCTATATTAGTATTATTTGAAACGGCATTAACATTCCCAAAGACGCCCGTCACCGCCGAAGATCAGGTAGTCATTAGTAGATTATCTTCATCGGGCTCCCGCACCTCTAAAATGGTTAAGAAGATCAATATTTACTCCTTTGCTCTAAAACCTGAAGAACACCAACCTTCTGGAACTTGTAACTTCTCCAGAATCGACAACGCCAAATTAGATACGAACAGTGGTCTCACCGCTGCTGATAATATCTACGCCGTCAACTACAATGTCCTCCGTATTATGTCGGGTATGGGTGGCTTAGCCTACTCTAACTAAGTAATTATCTTTTTCATAATTCTTTTTTAAAAAAAATAAATCTTAAAAAAATTTATTTAATTCACGTATTTTTCTGAAATTTTTATCTAAGTATAAGTATAAAAACAATGGGAGGAGGATTAATGCAACTTGTAGCTTATGGCGCTCAGGATATCTACCTTACGGGTAACCCGCAAATCACCTTTTTCAAAGTCGTCTACCGCAGACACACTAACTTCTCGATGGAAGCCATCGAACAGACGTGGAACGGAACTTCCGATAATGCCGACGGTCGTTGCACTGCTACTATTTCACGCAATGGTGATTTAGTTCACAGAATGTATTTTGAACTTACACTCGGTGCTACTGGGCGTTCCGCCCATAACCCCGGAGCAAAATTTATTACTTCAGTTGAATTGGAAATTGGGGGACAGAAGATCGATAAGCACACAGGTGAATGGTTGGAGGTGTGGGCTGAATTAACCCAACCCAACCATAGTGGGGCGACGTGTGATATGGATGACGTGGACCGCGGCGGCGGAACACTATTTCAGTCAATGAGTGGTATGGGTGGTGTAGACACGATCACCCATCTGACAGACGCCGAAAAGTTGTTTGTACCACTTCAGTTCTGGTTCTGTCGTAATCCAGGTCTTGCATTACCTTTGATTGCCCTCCAGTATCACGAAGTTAAGGTTATACTTGATCACAAAATCAGTACAAACGTGGGTGCGACAACCTCAAATAAATTATGGTGTGATTATATTTACTTAGATACGGATGAAAGACGCAGATTTGCACAAGTTTCACATGAATACTTAATCGAACAAGTACAAGAACAAGCATTATCTGGTGTAGCATCTGGGGGGGAATTAAACTTTAACCATCCTGTTAAAGAATTAATATGGCAAGACAACGCGGCTGTCGCCCTGCGCGCTAGTCACGCTGCACTCGCAGGAACATGGCAGCTTAAATTAAACGGACATGACCGCTTTGCCGCCCGTGACTTCCGTTATTTCACCAGAACACAAATATATGAACATCATTCTGGAGCAGGTGGACTAGATTCGACGGCGGCGTCGGGTGGTAGTCACACCGGCCACAATGACTCTATCGGTGTTTACTCTTTCGCCCTCAAACCAGAAGAACATCAACCATCAGGAACCTGTAACTTTTCACGTATTGACAACGCACAGTTAAGTTCCGGTACTGGTGGAACCGCCGCAGCCATGGTCTACGCCGTCAACTACAATGTCCTCCGTATCATGTCGGGTATGGGTGGTCTCGCTTACTCTAATTAAATATTCATTGCTATATGAGGGATATAGACATTTCACAATCTCTCACTTTACGACCTCTAAAATAGTATTCCATAATTCCAATCAACTTCTCTAATCTTTCTTCTAAAACTTTAACTTTTTCTTCTAAATCACTTTGATTTTGAGATGCAACTTCAGTTGAATTTTCTTCAACATTAGTTACTTCTTCTTGAACAACTTCATTAACAGGTTCTTCTTCTTGAACAACTTCATTAACAGGTTCTTCTTCTTGAACAACTTCCTCTTGAACAACTTCTTGAACAGGTTCGGGCTCAACTGGTTCTTCTTCTTGAACATCTTGTTCCTCTACCGCTGGTTCCTCTACAACTTGTTCCTCTACCGCTTGTTCCTCTTCTTCTTCCCCATCAGAATCCTCTTCCTCCTCAGACTCTTCCTCTTCTTGTTCTTCCGAAACTACTTCCTCCTCAGAATCTTCCACTTGTTCTTCCACTTGTTCTTCCACATTTTCAGTAAGGTCAAGGGTATTCGATTCGTCGCTCATTTTATAATTAAGTATAATAAAATAATTTTAAGTATTTCCCAATCAAATGTAAGATTATCATAAAAAAAAACATTCATCTTTCCGTTACCATTTACTAATCTGTTCTCTCTTCTTCTTTGTCCATCAAGTATCTTACAACGGAATGGTGGTCTTCCGAACATCCATTCATATCCAATCCATTCTTCAAGCCAAGGTCAATAAGCTGGTGAAAGAGCACTCCCTGTGACCGACCGATTCTAAGGGAGATACCAAACTTCGTCGTCGCGCGGAGAATACTGGTTTCTATAAACGGGAAAGCTTGTATGCCACAGATGAAATACTTTCCAAACCAAATGAAGATCTTCCCTAGTATCGATGCTTTATAATCTGTATCGCACAGCATCCCGCGACCTTCGTGGACGATGGCTTCTCCTCGCATCACCCTTGAACGGACCATGTGCCTTCTCCCTCTTCTCCTCCTCCACTCCGACCTCAACTCCTTCGCACAGACATTCTTCCTCCACCGGAAGACCTCATCCACTACGAGCTCAAGGATGTCGTGGTTCAGGTCGAAAAGGTTCATAGGTACTTAGTTTAGTAAGGGATGATCCACTCTTTCAAATTTAAAGAAGTGTGATGCGACCAAAAAAAAGATGTCGCTTTCATAAACGCCCGCAATTCAGAACACGATGAGTTCCTTAGCTCCGGAGTACCTCCCCGGTTTAATATGAAAGATGTGTGTAATGATGTTTGCACTTGGTGCGCCTCCGGTTGGGTGATTAACCCCATTACTCACTCAGGACTAAGCTAACTGTCCCACACCAGGATGCCACCCCCAATT